TCAACCCACACTTCGAACATCTGAATGCCACCAAGTGACGGGTCACCTGCGCTGTCGTTAGCTTCTGTACCCCAAACAGTACCCATCGCATCTACAAAAAGGAAGTCGAAGAAGTTAAACTTCAACAACTGCTTAACCTCTTGGAACAGGCAGAAAGACCCGTTCATGAGATAACGCCAGTTGTACGGTTTGTTCTGAACGCCTGCAACATAGTTGTTACGGTTTGTCGTAACTGGGTCGCCCGTGTTGTCCGTGAAGTTGGTCAGGAATGGCAGGATATAAGCCCTACCCGTATTCGCTACGGTCTTAGCGGCTAATGCTGCGTTGAATGTTGCTGCATCCGCAAGGTCTGCCGCATCGAAAACAAAGCCTTTAGGTACAGCTATTGCGTAGCTTACTATGTCAGGCGTTGTGGCGCAGGTTACAATCCCTGTATTGGCTGTAATTGCGCAGTTTGCTGTATTTAATACTGTTGCCATTGTTTGTTTAGATTGTTTTAATTAGTTATGAATTTTCGTTGTAGTTTAGAATCATTACCATGCCATCCTGAAAGCCATCGTTCGGATAGTCGCTTCCATAAGTGAACGTACCTGTTACGGGGTCGTATGGTACGTAATTCACCGCCTGCGGAACCGTAGTCATGTTATTGCCATCAAGGGTGAACGATGAGAACACATCACGCCCGATAAGGTGCGGAATAGTTACCGTGTTACCCGTAGGGTATTGCAATTGAATCTTGACACCGTTAAAAAGCGTCTGTGTGATGCTTGTATTCGGATTGTCTTTGAATATCACAATTATCTGTGCTGTCATGGCATTAAAATATAGCGGTGTCGCTAATGGTAGCGCACATTCCTGATACGCTGTGATTTCGATTGTATTGGTCATTTCGATGGCGAAACATAGCTTTGGCTGCTGATTGTTCTTAGCCAATGCATCGTTCTTTACTTTGCCGCTGAACCGTTTTAGCACCTTGTCAACATCTCTTTCAATGTTCTTGACAAAGAACCCGTAACGGTTCGGCAGTATAAGATTACGCACATCGTTAATGACCTCTTCGTCCATACGCTGCGTGTCGTTATTTGGCTTTACAATGTCAAGGTTACAGAAGCAGTACAGAGTTACATTGTAGGTATGTCCTACGCCTTTGATGGTTGTAGGGTCATTCAACCCGAACCACAACAAAGCCCCTATTCGGTCATCGTAGAACATGTCTTTGGTGTAGTCTATCCCTTCAATAAATGCCTGTGGCACATATCCGTTGTCAACTACATTGTTACGATATGCCCTGCCATATACCTGAAATAGGTCAGAGGTAAGCCCCGATTCACCCCATTTGGTGTATAATTGCTCATACAACCACGACTGGAGTAATTGAATCGGGTAGTCTATCCCTGTCGGCTTCGGTAAAAGGTTATTAGACAATTCCTACGGCTTTAGTTATCTGTTTCTGTAATGCCTGTTTCACTTTGACCACCTCCTGATTAATCTGCTTACGCAGGCCCACGCTGTATGGTATTTCTTCGGACGGTTTAGCAAGATTCAGTTCCTCATACAAGTGCTGTAATGCGTCATTGCCCATAATGTTGCGCTGTGTGCCATTAGCCCGATAGCTGAATATTAAAGCCTCTACAACCTTTGCCGCCATCTGCAAGCCTATCAGATTGTCCAATAGATGCCCGTTTCGGATAACATTGTTTGTAGCGTCTATGTATGTCGTTATCTCCAAGTTCAACCCGTATGTCAGGTTATTAGACCCGATAGGATTGCGCTTGAAGTTGCGATTGCCTTGTACGTCTGTTTCTACCTGTGCGCTGTATGCCCAGATACGTGCAGTTTTGTACGATTGCATCGCCACGCTGTAATACATAGCTTTTGCGCCCTGTGCTTCTATATCGTCCTGATAGTACCCGAAATAGAACGTCCCGCCTTTATTGATTGTGTTACTAAGCCAGTTCAGTACTGCATCGTTATCAAGCGGTACTATTACCTGCTGTTGTGCCGATGCTGTTACTTGTATGGTGTAAATCGGGGGTAACGTCATATCATTGTACAGGTACATGTTGAACGTGCAATCTCTGTCAAAGAACAACTCAACGCTGTTCATTTTGATAGCGAAGTCGCCCCGTGAAACGAGTATGCGAAGCCCTACGAACTGCCCCGTATTCGCTACGGGTTGGGGGTACAACTGCCAGTCGCCGCGGTAGAAGCATAAGCGTGTAGGGTCAATGACCTGCGGAGCATTATAGACCGCATTTACGGCATTCAGGACAACGGAGCGTTGCAGGTTATCCAAGTAGTCCGATGTTGTGCTGCCGTTATCGGGTCTAAGGTCGTCAAGTAATGCGGTATCGCATAGCGTGTGAAAGTCCTCATAATACCTTCTTGACTGCGAAGTCACGCCTTGTGATAACCACAATACTCTGTTCTTTAACCCGTTGTAAACTGCATCTATATCGAACCCGTTAGACAATGTACGTGTAGTAACGCCAACCGATATGGATATGCTATCCGAACCGACTGTGTACACTATCACACATGCACCCTGAGCGACACCCGTTACCACTCCCGACCCGTTGACGGTAGCTATTGCCGTATTGCTACTGCTCCAGTTACCGCCAACGGTAGCATTAGATAAGGTCGTAGTTTGTCCGACCATTACCGATGTATTGCCTGTTATGGGAGTTGTTAGTGCCATATTACCACTTCATGTATGCTGAACCTGTATAAGCTGCTTTACCTGTGTCGGTCTTGATGATACGTACACGGTAGTACGTCATAGGACTTGACGGTACGAGCCACTTGTTATTACCTGCTGCTGATATTGACGCACTTGCCCCCACACATGAGGCACATTGTGTTGTTGTGCCTGTGATTGTGTAAGGGTAAGTGAATGCCGAGTTATCAGAGGCTTGCAGGATAGCAGTAGCAGAAACCGTACCTGTAACCTGCGTTATAAGCGCATTGATATTCAGGTCAAGTTTGTTGCTAATCTGTCCGAGCCAGATGTAACCCGTATCAGCCGATACAAGTGTATCAAGCGCAACGATTGTGCCTGCTGCGTTCTTGTAGCTTACAGGGAGTGCAGTCGTCTGCTGAATTGTACCGTAAACGCCACGCACCTGCGCTGTGGCTGCGATTGTTCCGAGGGCTATAATAGCCACTATTGCGATTAACTTTTTCATCTTTAGTTCACGTTGGATTTTAAGCGGTTAAAGCAAAGAAGTAAATCGGTGTTTCGCCTGAATTAGACAGGTAAGACGTAACGAATGCAGCGGTGAAACCTATCTGCCAGTTCTGTGTCTGTGACTGCCCGTAACCGTAAGAACCTGATGTATCTGACTGGTTGTTCCATCCGAATATCTGGTACTCCATGTTAGCGTACATGTCGTCACCGATTGTACCGTAACCACCGACATACTGGTCGAATGATTTGCTTGAGTTAGGCGAGTAGTACAGTTCAGGCATCCACGGAACGAAACAGAACGAGTTCTTAGGCATAACGAGGGCGCAACCGAGGTTGTAACCACCTGTAACCGATACTGCTGTATTCAGGTTCAGGTCTTCCCAAACGTTATCAAAGTAACCACCTGCTGCGGGTTGGATTGCCTTAGCATCGAACTGATAGTTCAGGTTTGCGGCGTTCATGTTGCCCTGTGCGTATGTGTACTGATACTGCGGGTACAGGATTGGGTCGAGCAGGGCATCGTAAGTAGATGAACCGTAACCCGCCTGACGCATAACAGATGTCATTGCGCTGTAAGGCTGTGGGCTGCTGATTGTGTACGCATCTGTTGCGCTATCGAACGTAGCGTTCAGGATAGAAGATACGCCATAAGGCAGTACAGTTGTACGGTTTGTGTACAGGTTTGAAGTCAACCACTCACGTACACGGGTACGAATGTTACGCATCGCTTGCTTTGCTTGGTTGTCGAAGATTGCAGCGAAGTCGTACACGTTGTCCATACCTGTCACGTTGAAGGTCTGGAACTCTTCTGTGAACGTTACAAATGTCAACGCCTGCTGTGCAGAAGAACCCTGTGAACCTGTCGGGAAGTCGGTCATAGCCGAGCCGTTGGTAGAGGCGTTGCGGTTGAAGTAGTAACCATAAACAGGACGCTGAACGGATTGTTTAATCTCGTTGATGTTCATTATGGTTTCAAAATACTTTTGGTTGTCGAGGGCGTAAGATAGAACTGCTGTATCTTTTTCGCGCAGTTCGTTTGCGTTAAGCCCTGCTTTTACACGACCCTGAAAGCCCAATAAGGCCGAGTCATAGAAATTTGCTGCCATTGCAGAATGAATTTAATGTTAGAAAATGTTGTTTCGGTTATCGGTTGCACAGCACCCGATGCGTAACGGAACATCCGCATTCACTAAACCCATGCACGGCATAAGGTCGGAATTGATTAGAAGAACGCCTTGCTAATCGGTGTAAAGGTAAATAAAGTATTTGAAATAAAAAAGCCACTTGAGAACAAGCGGCTATAAAACGTACTGATATGGAAAATCGGTTAGTCCATACTATGCACCACTAAGCGCATGTAGTCGGGGTGGTTGGTGTCGATTGGTTGTGCTGCGCAATATGCATGAGTAATTAACTGCGGGAATGGATCAAGTGTTACATTACCTACCTCAATATTAATTGACCATGTAGGTTCGCTCACCACCTCGCATTGTTGCGTCTGTTCTGCGTTTGTGGCGTCCTTAAAGTAAGGAATGTCGTTTAATATAAATGCAGGGGCTAATTTAATCTCGTATTCGTTTGTGTGTTCCATAAGTTATTGTTTGACGTAAATATACGGCATTTCGGATAATTCTACAAGTGTTGTTGTTAGGTCGCACATAATACCGCCAAAGATAATAAAAAAAGGCGAATGTAGAAACACCCGCCCCAAATTGAACACTTATGACCACAAAACCTACTTATTACTCGCTATCATCTCATTTGCCATCGCTGTACGTGCTGCCGCCCTTCCTTCTGGTGTCCTCATGTCGTACTGTGATTGCACCCTCTGCAATGCTGCATCGTGGTCAAACGCCCCTGCCTTACGTGCCGCCCCTGCCGATGTGGAATGACTGAATGGTTTAGCCCCGCCAGATGGTGCTGCACTCGTTGGTTCAACCCATGTTTCATTGCTCTTATACAGTTCTGCAACCGCATCTTTGAACAACACAGGCTTCTCCAACTTATCCTTTATAGGCATACCCGTCTGTGCATCTACCGCAATGCCGTTTTCGCCTATTTTAAGGCGTGATTTCACACGAGCGATATGTTCGTCCCTTGTGAGGAACTTATTGGCATTTTCGGGGATTGTAGAGGAGTAGCTATCGTATTCCAAACGCTCATTATACTTCGTTTCCCACTCTTTTGCCTTACGCTCATATTCAGGTATAGCCTCTTCCTGCAATTTCTTAATGGACGCTTCCAGTTCCTGCACCTTCTTATTCGGCTCAATGTTAGCCTTGGCAAGCCCTTTCGCCTCCATAGCCTCCATCACCTTATCAATGTTCTTTGCGTCCTTGGTTGACAAACCCAGTTCGTACTTTTCGTTTAGGGTCTTGCCCAATATTTCAGGATATGCCTGCTCATGTCCTTTCTTGACGTTCGCTTTCATTTCCTCAATATCGGCATCGGAATACACTGATCCCTGCGGAACTGTTATTTCGACCTCTTTTGTGTCTTTTATGGCTGCTATCAACTGTTCGGGGTCGATTCCAAGTTGCTTCAACGCTGCCTTTGTGGTTGCTGTTATCATTAGATGTTGAATTTAAGTTCGAAATTATAGCCTACTACACGCCCCATCTGGTAGGTCGGCACCCATTCGCATGTAGGATTCAGCGACATACCTACTTCCGCCTTTTCGGCAGGGATATAGAATACGTGATGGTTCGGTTTGCCTGCATTGCGCCAGTCTATCTGTTTATTGAGTTTAGAGATAGAGTCAGCATCACGCTTGCATGTGCGCCCTACCTCAAGTATTCGAGCATCTGTGCAATAACCTTCAACGCCACGACCCATCTTGTAAGGGTGTGTTGACGGTCTTGTACCCATGCGAATGTCAACAACGCATATAGCCCATGTGGGTACTTTGGGTTTAGGTGGGTTTGCTAATTCTTGCTGTTCTTCGTCCTGATTAAACTCAGGCTTTTCTTTTGGTGGTCTTGCCATTGTATTTGTTTTTTATGGTTAACTAAATATTTCTTTCTCTAATACTCTAAACTCAAATTCGGTGGTCAATGCCATAAGTTTACGCTGCTTATTCAGGTATTCCCTCACGCTATCCGTCTGAATAGTGAGGAACTGCAACAACAGATTCTGCACATTCGGGTAGTCGCTTAACGCCTTGTAGTCGTCCTGATACGCATCGTCCAACGCTGATTCCAAGTCCACCGCCTGATTCACAAAGTCTTTCGGGTCGCTGAAGCTGTAATTCATTTCAGGCGATTCACGCTGCACTATCACGCCATAATCAGCCATGTAGTCCTGCAACACCTTGGCATGTCCTATCTCATCGGATGATTCAGCCTGACAGAACGCAGCAACGGTATCATAGTTCATGTCGGCAAAGTGTATCTGTGCTGACTGATAGAACTGCGCAGCCTTCCACTCATCGTTTATACGTGCGGTCAACCTATCTACCGCCTCAGTTGGTAATTTGAGCATTTGTTTTAGTTTTAATGAGCCTGTCTAATTCGTACCCTGTGTAATCGTTATCTCCATCGGTCAACACGGCATAACGTCCGACCATGTCTTTAACGGTCAACCTGCGCCCTACTGCTGCATCTTGCATGTCTTTATTGCGCTTTACCGTCACCTCATCGCCTATGTTAATCAGATTCCCGTATGCCGTGTATATGTTCTGGTCTGCTAACTGGTCTTTACTGATACGTGTTAGGGTGTAGTTACGCAAGTCCTCTTTCACTCTTTGTTCAAGTCCTTCATCGGGCAACAACGCAAAATACTCATCGGTTAAAGTAGCTTGCCACTCATCGAAGAATATCTTTTCCAGCTTGTTTATTTCTGGTATCGGATAACCTAACACATCTGCAACGCTATCATGATAAAACGGCTCTGCAACGGCTAATATCTTATACTTTCTGTATTCTATTGGGTTGCGCTGATACTTGTTTTCGATGTACTCCATCGTAAGGCTCAACAACTCCGCCTTAGTCGCTCCACCTTGACGCGCTTTAAGAAGTCGTTCAAAGGTAGCGTCTGCCGATTCTATCATGAACCTGTCGCCCCCCATAACGCCACTATCTATGTAGTCCCTGCCGTAGATAAACGAACCTTGCCCGTCTGCATAGAACTTCATAGCATCGCTATACCACAACGAATATAACGCCAGTTGGTCAAGCATCGGTTGCTCATTCTGCTGCGCCTCGTATGCCGTTCCCGATACATTACCGCCATGACCTGCCGATACCTTAGTGCCATTACTGCGAACGGACAACACGCCCCATTGAGTATAGCGCACCATATCCTCAAGTAGCATGTCGCTGTCACGCATGTTACGTAACGCCTCTACATCTACTGCATTATGCCCCATCGGTGGTACGGGGGTTGACTTATTGGCGTCATTCGCATAGTCAACAAGAAGCACATCACTGTGCTTCTGAAACGGATACACTTTCTTCCCCTTGCATTCAGGACATGCGTAGCTGTTCAATTCGCCGCTACCCTCACATGTTGGGCATGGCTGCAACACCATCCACTCTTTGGGGTATGCTGTACGGGCATAAGTAACGGCATACAATGACCGTCCGAACACTAAGGCAGTCAGTAGTTCCATTGATGGGGCAAGCGGTGAATCGAACACGCAATGCTCGTCTTTCGTACTTGCACCATAGATGTCTGATACTACTTTCCCAGGCACTCCCATGAATGCGAACGGGTTTGGTATCTGCGAAACGATAACAGGTTCACCCGACTGCTCCCATGTGATAATACGGTCGTAACTGTCGCACACCACGCGGAACACCTTAGACGGTTGTTTCTTGCCCGACGATGGCGGCACTACCAGTTTCCCTTGCAGGTTCACTTCAATACCTTCTGACCGTTCCTCTATCTCTTTTGCCTCACGTTCTGTCAGTTCAAACGCCACCCATTCAGGATACCGCCCCGCTAACTGGTAGTCGTAAATCTGCATAATGGATTTAAACGTAGGGCATGGTCTGCCATACTCGTCCATCTCCAACCACATCAAGCCTTCTGGGTCTGTAAAGAAAGCAGGCTGTAATACCTGCCTTATAAAGTTCTTCAGCGAATCACGGTAATAGCATTGCCCCAACCACATCTTGAACTCATTGGCTTGGTCGGGAGTGCGTAGTGTGTAGTTTTCAACGCCACCTTTAGCTGTGTATATCTTGTTCACGGGCATCATAACCCGATGAACAATATCTTTATTCGACATACCCAACTTTCGCCTTGACGCTGCGTAACTCTCCCGTTCAAATTCCTTTATCGGCTTGATAAGGTCTTCCGCACCTACGCCCGTAACGTGGGCTTTCATTATCTCGTGCTTTTCACGCTTAAGTTTGATGGCTTTCCCGTTCGGATTATCCCGTATAATCGCCTTGGCTTGTATGTCTGATAGCGTCATTACTTAATCAAGCTATTTTTAGCCTTTAATTGCAAAAATACAGATTTTATACATTCCTCACGCTTTGATGTGGTAAAATCGTGTATTTCCTGTAATGTTTCGTGGAATGAGCGAATGAAGTCGATGTAATCCCAACTAACCACATCTGGGGTAATGTCAATCGCAAACGCACATATCTTTTGCAATATGCCCCACTCCAATTCTTTCATTGGTTTATTATTCAGTTCGACATACGTGTCGAAGTCCATGCCGAATGAAGCAAATGATCTTGTCGTGAGCATCCGTGTACGGGCAAAGTCGAACTTTCCCACTTCTGGGTACTTTTCGGGCTTGTACCCTGTTGTTGCCGTGTCGAAGGCTTTAGCGAATTCAGGCGTAGATAGTATCTGCTGCCTCTGTTGTGGTGTTATCTGTATCATAAGTTATCGTATTACTGCGAATCGCATTTTATTTGTGTACTCTTTCTCAACTATTGAAGTAACGCAGTCGGGTGCATCATCGTGGGCATTCTTGCCATTGGCGATATATGTTTTCATCGCATCGGCAAACTTAGGCCACATCTTTTCCCATCCTTCTGGGTAGTATATCATGTTCTGCACATTGGCTGCGTTTGTAAATATACGCACTTCTTTGTTATGTTTCTGATGAAACCATGAAAATTGTGTAAAATAATTTCCTTGCTCCCTGCAAAACCTTTCTACATTTCTACCAAAACCACGCCCACCGTTATTACTTTCAACATGGCATTCGTTTACTTCGTTTCTGGTAACCTGCTTTGCCGTTTCTATTTCGGTAGTTTCCATGCCTTTGTCGGTGTAGTACACATCAGTAACATACGCACCTGTTTTAGTAGGGATATACACGATACTACAAAGGAAGTCCGCCCCAGTATCTGCCGTATCTATCATGCACTTCTTAACCTTTGCATCTGGTGGCAGTACTGAATAAGTTTTAAACGTCTTGTACAACCTACCCTCAATCGGCGTAGGTCGCTGCATGTGTTGACGCTCAAATACTATCGGGTTGCGCACTTCCATTTCCCGTAACTCCTCAATGGTATGCTTAAACGGCCATAATGCTGTGCCATCGTCTTTAATTGATGGCAGGCTTAACACTGTCCATTTCTCGCCCTCGTTGTCTATCAGATACCCGCAGAGGTCCCGCTCATGCAATCGCTGCATGATAATCACTATCGGGGTGTTGCGGCTATTTACACGATTGCTTATAGTGCTGTCGAATCGCAGGTTAACCCTCTCACGTACTGTGTCGCTGTCTGCGTCCTCTGGTTTAATCGGGTCGTCAATAACCAAAGCACCGCCGAACTTACCCTTTGGCGATTCGGCTGCAAACTCGTCCCAATCCTCATCGTCAACCGTACCCGCACCAAATCCCGTAACCTGACCTGCTGCCGATGTAGCATACACGCCACCGCCTGCCGTAGTGTACCACTTCTTTTTCGCCTTGCTTTCCTTCTTGATCTGCACCTCTGGGAACAACGCCTGAAACGTATCGGAACTAACAATGTTCTTCGTTTCTTCGCTATTGTCTAATGCAAGGTCGTCCGAATAGGACAAGTGGATAAACTTTGCAGCGGGGTTAATCGCCAAACCATGAGCAATGAAGTTCTTAACGGCTAATTCTGTCTTTCCGTAACGTGGCGCAATGTTGATTATGAGACGTGTAATTTCACCGTTGTACACCTTTTCAAGCGTTTCACATATTCGCATGTGGTGTTCCCCAACTACGAATTTACGCCCGAAACGCATCATGAAGAAGTACTTCGTAAAGAACAGAAAATCCTCTTTACAACGTTGCTTTATCCTTTGTTCAACTTGTTGTTCTGCTATCATATAGCGTCATCGAGTAGCTTATCGATTGCCTTAGATACTTTGTCTGGAATGATGATACTTTCCTGTTTGCGCTGCGTGTTGTCTTTCTCGAATATGCCTAAGTGCCTGCCCAATTTCTCCAATGCGGCTATCTTGTCGTGAAACTTCACCTCGCTCACTAAGTCTCCATCCGCTTTCATTGTGGTTTTAACGGAACTTACCGCCGCTACTTTCTCACGGTCAAGGTGTTTTAGTTCAAGTATGCTGTTACCGCCATTAACGAAGTCCTGCACGTTGTGAAATGCAACCTTGGCAAGTTCAGCTATGACCATATCGGCTGTTACTTGGGTGCGTTGTTGCCTCTCTTGCATAGCTTGCTCTATCATATTAGAAACTTCAACATTTTTCAACAACCTATCTCCCTGTGAACCTGCTGTTTTCGGACTATAACCTGCGCGTATTGCTGCCTGTGTTGCATTAAGGTCAACAAGGTATTCTTTCACGAATAGTTTCTTCTTTTGGCTATTGTCAGGACTTGCCATACCCCCAAAGTTACGACCAAATCCGATACGCTCAGTCGGTAAGGCTGTGGAGTGGGCGGTTAAAATGGCGTATCGTCAAAATCCGTCCGTCTATTCTGAAATCCCGCATGTGGATTAGGCCATCCGTTCGTTTGCTGTACTGGTTCAGGCGGTTCGCTACCGACTTCGGTGTATCTGCCTGAATACACATCGTATGTAAACTCGGACATACCGATTTTACCGTTAAAGAAGAAACGCACCTTTTGCACATATACGCTCACTTTGTTCGTAACCCTATCACGGTACACGGTAAAACCATTATCCGTTTTGTTGAAGAAGTTAGCCGAACCGCTTATGTCGTACAGCGTAGGTATTTCAAAGTCCTTAGTTGCAGGGTTCTTCTTAATCTTGGTCGGGTGAGCAACCATGAAAATATGAATGTCGTAGTCCTTAGCGAAGTTGCATATCTCCGTCAGGCATAACGATATGTATTCTGTTTCCGTCATGTGTGCGGGTCGTTTGTGTTCGATGTAGTTGTACGGGTCAATAACAAGTGCCTTGATTCCGTAAGCCTTAACCAACTGCCTTGCCCGATTCAGTATGCCATCGAGTGAAACATCCTCATTTCGTATTTTGAACCAAAAGAAATGGTCATGCAGAAAGTTCTTAGCGTAGTTAAATTCATCCACGCTCATTCTGCCTGCCTGCTTAAAGAATGGCTTGCCACTATACACCGATGAAAGGTTAGCCGCATGGCGTGTCATTGGCTGATTCTCGAATGAACATACACCAATTGACCACCCATGCCGTTGCGCTAACCTTATCAGCACTTGGTCAAGGAATGCAGACTTACCACTATTCGGGACGCCAGTTATCATGGTCAACTGACCACCTGAGAAATTAAGCAGGTTGTCAAAGTCAGGATACCCCGTAGTTACCCCACGCTCAAAGCCGTTCTCATATACGTTATCCAACTCATACATGAAATCGGATAACCTGTAAACCCCTTCAACTGGTAGTGCTTTTGCTCCCGATAAAACCTCACCTACTTTCTCCGTTCCGTACTTCACTAACACCTCATTCAAGTCTTTGCAGTCGTCAGGGTATC